CTTCGCCATACATCCCCGTATGGTTTAAAAATCCAAAAATATTTCAAAGATGCTACCAAATGGCAACATCTATTATTCCATTTAGTGTATCACGTCATAGAAATTTATTGGTTCGTTGCCTAATCCAATGATTTCTCGATGATACGGGATTATTCTATCTCGCGCTAGAATACGTGTGAGGGTAGCTCTCATCACGATTTTTGTGGTACTGTGACCGTAGTACAGTTGTTTATACACCTAGACTGGTGTGTTTCCCATAGTTGCGTTATAAAACAACATAGGGGCATTCAAAAAGAAATGCGCGTTAAAATCAGTGCCTATGCTCACATAGCGAGCAAGAGACGTATACGTAGTAGGACTGACGTTGGGATGGGAATTTACATTAACCCGATATAAGTCAGTATCTGACCCGTCAAATGCTACACCACGAAGCGCCGCAAGCGGACTCGTGATACAGAATTTACGATTAGTCATCATAGGCAGCTCAACTGAGATACCCGTCTGCGTTTGCTGATGCGTAATAAACATGCCGGATGCTCCAGCAGGATAAGTATTAGCAACTACATTCTTTTTGAGTGTGGAATAAGATGGCACCGTACCTGGCATAGTTACGACCGTACTGCCTTCCAAAGCAGCCGAATTAATAGTTAATGCACCGCGACCCTGTCTGACTACTGATAAAGCAATCAGAGCGCCGCCGGCATTATCATGATTAAAATGCCATTTGAACGATCCTCTATAACCTATAAACATTGCCATAACATGCGCTACCGGAGTAGGCGTGACAAAATTATAATAATAAGTAATAAGAGGATGCGCAGCGCCCTTTGCAGTAGTATTAGCTTCAAAATCATAGCCAGTATAAGCGGGGCGCCGCGATTGTAGAAAATATGTCAATTCACCTTTCGATGAACCTGACGAATTATAATGCATTATAACTGAATCATAATATGTAGATCTTCTTAACAACGTTCGGAGTGAAGGAATAGCCTCACCATAATTGATGAGATAACGTTCCTCCAGAGGGGTTGACACTTCGTCTGATCCCTGCATTGCAAGCAAAGAAAATTGGCGACTTATGTCTATTGGATTGGCGAACTCAAGATTATTACATCCAGACACAAATGTCTGAATGGTAACCGGAGCAACGTCAATGGGTGCTGTCAAAGCTGTAAGAACACGCAATGTCACTGAACCATTATCAAGTCCTATGACAGGCGTTAAAGCTGAATCAACGTTAAATTTCGCAGATAGAGCATCAGTGGTTTCCAACCATGGGAAAGCTTGCATATATGGTACTATGATTTCAATCTCATTTTCTATAGAAAGATCAATGATCTTGGTAAATGCTAAATGACTAAAATCAGTAGTTGCAGTTATGCTAGAAATAGGATCCCATGTGAAACGTACACGTCCTTTATGATATTTTGATGCGACAATAACAAATTTAAATTTGATATCGCCACGCCAATTTTTAAACATCAATGACAAATAATGCATTGGTGTTGCTGCACAAACATAAGTTCCCGCAATATCGGCACCAGCGGTACCAAACATATGCGGACATACTTTAGCTGAAAACAACAAAGTACCAATAGCATCACTACAGTTCCATTCTTTTGAACATAGATATGATTCCTTAGTCACCAAATATGGTATACTCAATTCATCTTGAGAAGGTAACCCCACTATCGCAGGATCAACTGATAATTCTCCTTTTGGATCAAGTAAAAATTTAGTTGTAGGTTCACTAATATGTGCAGAAGCCATATCGTGGAAGGGTAGATTTTTGATTGGTTTTACGTCCTCAATCACAGGGACGTTCGACCAGCCAAAGAGCATAGCTATATTAGAAATAGCACTTGCTCCTATGCCAGTCGCTTTTGCAAATCGTCCGATAATTGGTATATCATATAAATATGATGCCCATTTAGCGACGGCAGTAGCTGGAGCGGACACAGGTCCGTTTCCATACTCATCTGCACCTTGCATAGCGAGTCCTACTGTAGGACCCATCAACACTGGATCTTCTAACCATGCATAGACTTGAATGGTTACTCCGTCCGCGGTCGCGCCATTTGCACTAAGCAATTGAACGTATTCGACCATAGAAATTAATCCTAATTGTACGATATCTGTTGCAGATGTGATATTTACGTAGTTTAATGGATAAATGAACGGTAACGACATTTCGCCACCCGCATTTTCATGTGGGTTAATCCATACATGGGGTCTTTGAGAATAGGGTATCAGACCTAATCCCACCGGACCTCCAATGATGTCGTGTGTTTGATAAGGGAGAGGTGTGTAAATAGCAGCCATTCGACCGTAATAAAATGGTGAACTATTAATAACAAATTTTAAATGTAAATTTCCTCGCAAAAATGCGAAATTATTTAATTTATATTTGATGAACGCATTGTTAAGATACAACGTCCATGGATCAAAGTTAACTGGTACATGACCACCTTGAATCCATGACAACGTGTGAATTAACAAAGGACGATTAAAGAAATCTGGTCCAAGTAATGCTTTATCCTGCATGTCAGTGTCAAAAATGGCACTATCAGCGGTAGGAAATGAATAAGTATCAGGGACAGTCAAATTCTCGAAGACGGTTGTTTCTTGCTCTTCGGTAGTTAAATCATCATCACCTTGTAAACACATGTATGAGAAATCCATCTCATTCTCGTCAAGATTTTGGTAATCTTGATCAACCTTAGTTGTTCGTATAGTAAGTCCTTAGTCACTCCTCAGTTGACTCATACTTGAGGAGAGGGTCGCTCATTGCTTACGTTAAGCTCCCTTAAATAAGGGAATGGAACTAGGCCCATGAACGTCACCATCTGTCGCAGTCACATTTAGATTGGAGCTGTTATTTTCATGCCGATCGACAGATCGCGGGAGATTTTGGCTTACTGGACTTTTCTCCAAAGCCCGCCTAAGAGCAGTTTCAAATTCGAAATCGCAATTAGGACAAATTAGAGCAAATCGACTACTAGGTTCAATATCACAGATAAATCTGTAATTTTCACCACACATGACGCATCTATCAGATGATCCGCACCATGCACACATCATTTCTTCATTATCAGAACGACAATGAGAGCAAATGCGACATATTCGATTATTTCCTACGGGCAATGATTCTGCGATACAGTCAGACTGACCGCATACACATTGCGAGTGACCTCCTTGTAAAGCTTGAGGTAATTTACTCTTATATCTTTCAACTAGGATATCCCATGATGGCATGGGATTGATCTCAAAATAAGGTCCTAAGTCAAATTTAATTTCAATTTCTTTCATTAATTGCCTCCAAAAATCAAATACTTCCTTCCCGTGCTGGAAGAATTCACTTAATTGTTGATTACATAAGAATACAACTCTTTCTTCATCACTTAACGATTCACTATTGCCAATCATTAATGCTTGAATAATAGAATTTAATTCTAAAGGGGCCATAATATGTCCAATATCTTCATCATACCTAAATTTTCGTTTAAGAAAATCGCACTCAGATATATGAATATAAGGGACAGATTCACGAGTCTTTTCAGCCATAGTATATGTAATACCATGTAACGCTAGGATATCTCGCATGGCAGTATGATTAAACCAATCCACTCCAATAGCGACACCAATGCCATGGTCATCACCATAAGTGGTCAATCTGATATTTTGATCAAAATCACACAAAGGATCCTCCGGATATTTTCTTCTTATCATTGTTTCTTCAATACCATTAGTACGCACATCAATATGTTCATACGTATATACTTTACTTGTAGGATTGAGTTCAAAGTAACAATAACGGACATATAAGCAATTGACTATACCATTAATGATAACAGTCAATGCTTGTCCAGAAGGATTTTTACCAAATAATGTTATTAATGTACCATTAAAATCTATTAAAGCAAATGCGATGTCATACCCTAAGGCATAAATCATATCGCAATGTTCTTTAGTACATCCACATCTATGGTGAAAATCGACAATAGCTTCAAAAGCAAATAATATTACATTCGCTTTCATAGTAATGTCATAATCCTTATAATCTCCAAATACCATTCGGTCTTTACCATTAGCTATCAAATACTCATATAATTGTTCCCACACATAACTGTGAGCATCAATTCCAGGGGAGGATTCAAAAGTAAATGGATTCATTTGAACTACTCGAATGAATGACATAAGGAGTTTTCGCGTAACAATCGTAAAATCTATAGGTGATCCTAAGAACACTCGGATTTTATGAACTTCGATTTTAGCGAAAGGTAAAGCTTTATCCTTTAAGCTTGCTGTGAATATAGGATGACTTTGATAACCATTTGCATAATTAGAAAGTCGTTCTTTCACTCGATCCATTATTTCTTGATCGAAAACTATAGGGACTTGAACTTCACCTTGAGGAGGTAAGATTTCCATTAAATATTTCTTAGACTTGCGCCAGGGTGACCCGGCACTAGTATTTCGATTTATTTTATCAACGAATTTCAACCCAGGCACACCATTAATGACAGAGAAATCATCGTATATTTGCAACGAATTTTTCCAATACTCATCAATAGTGAGCCACCGATCAACCATGTTGTCTTTACAAATTGTTAAGACCTCATTGTTCATAGTATTCTCGGCATTGCCCATTTCATTAAGAGCTCGATACCAAGGTTTCCAACGATGGAAAACTGGTGCTCCTACTGTTAATGGATAACCTTTAGCAATAAGGTGGTCACACGCAATAGTTCGTGACACTTTTGATTTAGGTGTGCATCTAAAGCCTTGCAACCCTGAATGAATCGCCATCTGGCTATCATTTAGAAAGTTAACAGGGCTTTTATCATGAACATCACCAGGTACACACGCTTGTGTAGTTGGTGTATCAAGTAAAGGGACTGAAGGTTCAATCATTTTACGTTGATGATCATTAATTAATACGGCTTCTAAAAAAGTCCGACTGACTTTAATAGCACCGCATTCTTTCTTACCTTCAGGTTTCAGATTACCCAATTGATGAATTCCTAATAAAACAGGACCCATAGAGGTAGTGGCATACATAATGCAGCCACAAACACCTTCTACGGTATACTCATCAGGTGAGCCATACCAAATATCTTCAGATAATTTAAGATGGGTATTATAATAATCTTTAACACATCGCACCATACGGATACGATTTGAGTACATTTTACCATCTTGCGATCGACCAATATAGGTTGCTGGACCTACATATTGATCATAATGATCACTAGCAAACAAATTGACTATAGATTTCATATTAGTCATGCATCTTAATTTAATGATGCACAAATCTTGTTTACTAAAACGCCGTATATCGATAGGATCGATATTAGTTCGAATGTTACGAGTAACACTCGAAGGTTCCGCTACAATGATTTCCGCCGAAATGGAAGTTAACGGAACAGTGTGATTACAACACAAATAATTCTGACCACCTAAACAGATGGCCATCGAACGCATTTTATGCAATCCATCGGCTTGTTGAGACTGCCACTTAATAGTAACAGAATTTTTGAGAATAATATCCTCACATTCCAATTTTGTCTTTCCTTTAAGAGATAGGGTATGACGCGTTGTCTCGAAAGCAGTAATTGGGATATGTGGTTTAATCCATGCGGACTCAACCTCATTTTGTGATACAGGGGCAGTGCCTATATCAGACACAACTTTAAAAACATTACCTTGAAGAGCGGGCTCGTAAGAGCCAGAAAATGGATGTATCTCCATATGTGCTCTAACAGTCTTACCATCATCCAAAGATAATGCATGCAACATTAAGATATATCGCCGATAATCTTTCCTTTCTTTAAATAAAGTAAGTTCGTTACCAGTTAATTCTTTAGTCGCAGGATGAGTTGTATCGTGATCAGACGAAGATTTCATATATCTATATAAAGCAATACCTGCTATAGCACTTACAAGCAAAATAAGTATGGATAATGTTCCAATCTTACTCATGACAGCATCACCAAGTCTTCTCAAATTAGTCAAGACATCACGCTTACGTTGTAAAAACCAACATCTCGCAAGAAATTTTATCTCTCGAATTGAATACGTCATAAAAACTTTACAAACGCGACAATACATTTCGAGAAATAGAACGGCTGCAATTTGCGGTCCTATAAACCAAGCAATAGTCCAGAGAAATATTTTAATGGCTATTGGCCAGTAAACTGACCAAGGAACACCAAAGATTACCTCTGAATAACCTTGTAAATTTGAGCTTGATAAAATATCATTTCCTTGTAGATTTGAAACATTACCATTAAAATAGGCATGATCAATACCATCAAAACAGTGACACCCGGCAGTATAATTACCGCAACGATCACAATACATATGTGTAAGTGGATGCGGAATAAGTTGACGCTCAGTTTCTTCCAAAATGGAATCCTTAAGTTGCCAAATTTTATGGGCAAATGAATGACATGAACACTGTTCAGGAGGTAATACACAGACGTCACATAATTTGACGTCTTGCATAGCACAACTACCTAAAAGTACTCTATCTTGAATCTCATTATGGTCTTGCACAACTTGCTTAAACCATGGATTAAATTCACTTAAACCATTAAACTTAGCGACTAGTTGACGCTCAGGTGTGGTGTGATACTTTCTATCAGGATTAGAATGTTTAGCATCCCGAGGTATATATCTGTATATCTCATAATCCCAATAATCAGGTAAACATGTAGATGTTATGGGTGGTAAAATAGCTGGATTAATTAGTATACCATCTTGCAAATATTCTTGTTTGGGTGTAATATGTATATAAAACGCAAAACGACGCAATAACGCGACAGGACACGCAAAATATGTAGTAGCATGCAAACTAGGTGAATTAGTAGTTGCAACAACGAATTCAGCAAGACAGGGTGTTGATCCTTTTTCTTCTAAAGAGGCCATATTTAATGTATGAGGTGTATTATTCAAAATGTTAAGCATTTCGCTAACACTTGGAGACACTTCCTTCATCATACGCGGATTTTCAAATGCAACATCATCAAAAACGATGGTGTGTTTATCTGAGGTATATCCGTTCCAATGTTGTTCTGTTACATTCCGTACGTATTTACTATTAGATGATGTGTCTTTATGTCTAAACGTGGAATATAAAAAGTGAAGCATCTCCGTACATGTCGACTTGGCTACAGATGTGTGACCTGCTAAACATACAGCTAATGGGGCTCTACGCATTTTTTGCGCAGAGGATCGATTTATATCATCGGCTAAAATGATCTGCAATTGATTGATTGTTTTGGCGACTGTATTTTTTGCCACTTTATCAAGTTCGACTGCATATTTGGATATATCTTGGCCTTGTTTAATAAGCTTTTTAATCTCAGCGATATAAGAGTGTAAATCAATACCGTGAGCCTCAGGGTTTTTGAGGTAACGTGCTTTCATGGTTAACTCCATTGCTTGAGTATACCATTTCTCGTAAGAACCACCTGAATGGAATATAGCATCTAGATTACCAGTTTTACAACATTGGTAACCTCTTTCAGCTAAAAATACTATCATATCAAGAACAGCATATGACATGTCAAGACTATATAAACCTTTACTAAAGTATTGTTCATTTTCAATCTTAACAATCAATGCTTCTTGATCATCATTGACTCTATTCCATAAGGCTAATGAAGTAACATACAAAATGACGAGACGAATTTTCCGCCATAATGCACTTTTCTTCAAACGAGGCCAACGATCCATCACTTCTCGTGTTGAATCTAGGGAATCAGAAATGGAACCTAAGGTATCATCACCTTGAGGAACCATTCCATCATCGGGTTTGTCATCATCTTTATCTTTTTTACC